CACTCTGTACAACGAAGTGAAACAAACTACCCTTACACGAGTATCAGTTGTTAAATAATATAAGGACTTGACATGGAAATGCTTGATCTTTTTAAAGTAGTGGTGTATAAATATCCCACAACATTTTTTAAACCCTGCAATGGACTCTGGCAAGCTCAACATTTGGCTGATAATATTTTCCGTGAGTCTGGGTTTAAAGACAATGCAGTAGTAGAATATGACGGTGAAGTAATCTATAGGGCTCAACGCAGGCCCACCTTTTCAATCTAAAACCCTTAAAGGAACTTAAATGAACTCAATCGTGCTAGATCGTGCTAACGAAGCTATTTTCTATTTTCAGTATACTACTAAACAAGCGGTAAATTATGTAGTAAAAAATGCTCAAACTGATGTAAAAACTGCAAAAAATGCGCTAAATCAGGTAATGTTAGGGTATAAAATGTAACATATGAGGTTTTATGTCTCCCATAGTAAATACTATGGGAGATTTCAATGGCAAGACCTCATCCATTAAGGCGTTTAATGAAAACGCCTTTACCCACATTAACTGAACAACGATTAAAATTGTTCAGACCTTCTAGAAGGCAAGTTAATAATACTTACAGCCTTTTAAATCGATATATTTTTAAAAATCAACTCATAAGACCCCCAATGTATATAGGCCCATGGAAAAATATTTGGGGTATGTGTGTTGGAGGGTATTACCCAACACGGCGTGGGACCAAGTGTTGGATTAAACTGTCAGATAAATATTTTTGTATACAATGGTTTATTACCATTATTGCTCATGAAATGGTGCACCAATACGAATGGGATATACTTAATAAAAGTATGACTCACAGACAAAGTTTTTTCCTTTGGCGCGAACAATTTGATTTTTACAATATACCATTGAGGTCTTGGTACTGTCCAGATAATTGGTTCAAATACCAAGATATTAATAAATGCTAAATACTTGAACAGGGATAAAAATATGATAAAGTATTTGGCAGTGGCATTGTTGGCCTTATCTAGCACCTTAGCATTGGCACAGAAACAACCGAAAGGTGTTATGTATGATGCACAAATTCTTAGAGTTAACGATGGTGATACAGTGGTTATAGCAGCACCATTTTTGCCTGCACCCCTAAAGCCTGAACTAGCGGTAAGGATTTATGGTGTGGACACCCCAGAAAAAGGTTTTCGTGCCAAGTGTGCGCAGGAAGATCAAAGAGGTAAAGCAGCAACAGAATTCACAAAACAAGCAGTGGCCCAAAGTCAAAAAAGACAAGTAATGTTATACGATTGGGATAAATTTGGTGGAAGAGTGTTAGGAGATCTTATACTTAACGGACAAAGTTTGCGAGCATTATTAATACAAAATGGATTCGCAAGAGAATATTTTGGGGATGCAAAACAGAGTTGGTGTTAAAGTTTTACACGCCTTAGGACCGTTAACTTAGGTGTGTGGCGGCTGCTGCCGGTGTGCAATTATCGCCATTCTTGCACCAAAGTGAGCACATAACTTAAGGCTAGTAAATGAAAAAATTAATACTATTAACGGCTCTATTGTTCCCAACTTTTTCGTTGTCCCAATCTAATCAAAGCTTTGGAACATTTAATAAACCAGTAACATGTGCACCCATTGAAATTATACTTAAAGGTTTATCAGACCCTGATATTAAGGAAATGCCTTTATGGATTGGCAAAGATGAAACAGAAAAAAGTGAATATGTAATTTTTGTCAATAGTAAAACCAAAGCATTCACTATAGTCCAAATGGGCCAACAAGTTGGATGTATACTAGGCATAGGCTATAAGTCATACCTTGTAGAAGAAAAGAAACTTTAATCTTTATTAAGATCGTTATAAAGCTCTACAATTTTTAGCTGACCGGGATCTGCATTTTTTGTATAGGGCGGGACAAGATCTTGCCATTCAGTTTCTTTAACATCACTAACTAAAAATAATTCAAACTCATGCCCATCTGATGTATAAAATGTCACAGTTTCTAACCCTATTACACTTTTAGAAGCTGCATCTGCTGCTTTAGCTAATTGTTTAAAGGCTTGTTGTTCTGCAACAATATAAGCTTTGGTTTTTGGTCCACGGTGTGGGTAAAGATGCAATCGTGTTTTCATTTAATTAGGTCTTTAGATTTTAATTTTTTATGTTTATATATAGTAACATATTCTGTGTTGTTTTTATAGCCCAATTTGCCCACTCCCCATAGAAATGGATATTCATGAAAACTGGTAGCATGCCTGAGAATCACATCTAAGTAACGGCCATTGCCAGTACCAAGTGTAGCAAAAGTTATGTAATCTTTTGGTCCTGATTTAAACACACGATAATTAGCTATCAAACCACAAAACTCAACTTCTCCTGGTCGCCTTTGCTCACTGCACCCTGGTATAAAATTTTCACTACCCCATCTGCCAGTTGCCTGAAAGTCATGCAATTCATTGCCATTAAAAATTATAGGCACAGCACCAGCCAACTTTGCTTCTTGCCAATATACCCATTTGGCATAACTTCCATTACAATGCTTTAATGCAGCTTGCCAAAACCTGGTTTTATTATGTGCTTTTTGATAAGCAAGAGCCCAAATTAATCTACCCAAATTAATTGCATGTGCTCTGCATAAACCAAAATGACTAAGTTCCTTTAGTGCTAAGAATACATCATCGCGTCTGGGATGGTCCCCAACTAGTTGCATAAATTCAAACATTTTTTCTTCGTTCTTTTTAGCAAAAGCTCTACGCCACATATCAGCTTCGTATTGATTGCAGCCTAAAATTTCTGATATAAGATCTATAGCATCATCTTCAAATACTATACTTTCATCAAAATTGTCCTTAGTCCAATCTTGAAAAAAACTGGCTTTACGCCTACCCTGTGTAGCTACTGGTCTAATCAATGCTGTTGCCAACACACAGTCTGATCTCGATTTAGGCTGTATTGCTCTGAACAATCTACGCATTGCAGGACTTTCAGCTTGTGTAACACCTAAAATATCACCTTTACATAACAATTCAGATGTTGCAGCATCGTGTTCAGGATAGCTAAGTAATTCCCGTTGTTCTATTTCCCATAATTGGCTTAGTCCTCGATTAGCTAGTATGTCTATTTTAAAATGCTCGAGGTCTTCTATTTCATATTTGTCTAATAGTATTTGGTTCTCACCATTAATCAAACTTTTTGGCACTGCACGATCAAAAATTAGAATACCACCACAATGTTTGGATATTGCTCGTTTTTTTCCTAATAGTTTATTTGCAAGTCGTTGTGCATCATCTGCATATTCAGGAACAACTTCTTCCAATTTAAAGTTTCGTTTTAACCGTCCTTTAGCCCCAAATCTTTTTGCAGCCTCTCGTATTGCACTTTTCTCTTTATAAGTGACATAGTTTGACACCCGAGCACTTTGTCCAGGCCAACGACGAAATATACGATTCATTACAGTAGTTTGTTGCCAATGTGGAAAGTCAAGATCTATGTCGGGTAAATCGTCTCGTTTAGGATTCATAAACCTAGCTAATGGTATATTTTCTTTAACAGGGTCAACATCAGAAATTCCCATGAGCCAACAAATTAAACTTGAACCTGCTGACCCACGGGTAATGTGAGGTATATCTCTAGTTAGGTCTAGTATTTCTCTCACCCGCAAAAAATGTTTTGCAAACCCTAATTTAGCTATTAATTCTAATTCTTCTTCTAAGCGTTTATCGTATTTTTCTGATTTTGGTAAGTGCCTAACAAATTTCCTAATTAATAAATTAAGTTCATCGAATCTATCCATAAAGTGCCTTAAAGTGCCATAAGTAAAACTATTTATGGAAATAATTTTCTTCAGATCTAAATATGAATAAGTAATTAACTTTTGTAACAAGAGTTAAGCAATAGTAAAAGAAGACATTTTAACAAATGTAAAAATAAAGGAAAATAATGTTAGAAACTATCTCTGAACTATTTCAGGAAGCATACAATCGTAACTGGATTACTGCCAGAGATGGCAACGCAAGTATCCGCTGGCATGACCGTGATCACTTTTATATCACTCCAACTGGTATTAGGAAACAATACATTCAACCAGAAATGTTTAAGAAAATAAATCTTACAACTACTACCCATGCTACACCACCTTTTATTAGAGATACTTGGGAAGAAATTACATACACAGACATAAGCTCTAACTTAAAACCTAGTGGGGAAATCCCGCTCCACTATGGCCTACAACGACAAATAGATACTGATGTTCGTGTTGTTCTTCATTTTCATCCGACATACACAGTTGCAGCAATGTATGCAGGTATAGAACTTAGTTCGTTAATGAAAGAGTTTCCTGAACTTGGTAGATATACCAAGGTCGGACTGAATGTTCCAGAAGTGCCTGTTATTAGTCAACAGCTAGCTGATGCAACTATTAAAAACTTCGCACTAACTAACAATGGTAATATCCTTTATAATATTGTAGGGTTAGATAGACATGGTGTGGTAGCAGTAGATACAAGCCCTTGGCGAGCATTTGAACATATCGAGCGGCTTGAGCATATAGCTCGTATCGTTCTTGCAAGCGGAAATTACTAATTCTTACATTATTAGTCTTATTGCTTCAGTAATGACCGCAGTTAGTAAAGTAATGACTAACTAATAATATACTAGCATTGATGTCAATGCTAGTATTACATTATAAATTATTAACTATTAATTTATAAATTTCCTGCCAGTTTTTTACTACTGTAATTTTACTGTTAGCAAAACTGATATTGTAAGGATGTTGCACTAGTATAGATCTCAAACCCATTTCTAAGCCAACTTCAGCATTAATGGGTTTGTCCTCTATCCAGTAATAATTACTGTTTCGATATTGTTCTAATACTTCATTTTTGTCTCCACCTGTATCTGTATATACAAAGTTAACAAAAGCAGTATTTCCGAAATATCTTTGCAAATTAATTTTTCTTAACTCTTGTGCTGCTGGATCATTTGTTAAACTTGTAACAGCATGAAAGACAAATCCGTGTTTCTCATGTAATCTTTTAATATAATGTACACTGTCTCTAAATGGTTTTAAAAACATTATTTTTGCAGATTCATTAAATACTCTTACTGATGTTTTAGCTTCATTTAGAGTAATATTAAATCTTTCGTGCACTTTGTAAGCATCAGGTTCAATTAGTGTATGTCCTTTGGCGGTCATCCATTTGTTAAAATCTTGCTCCCAATCTAAGCAAACACCATCAATGTCGGTAAGTATTACTTTATTATTCATATTTTTTAAGGGTTAAATAAACAATGTTTATGATTCTTTATACTTTAATTTTAACACATATAACAATTATTTGTGTTACTCTCTATTTACACCGTTCACAAGCACATAGATCAGTAAATTTTCATCCTGCCATAACTCATTTCATGCGTTTTTGGTTATGGTTAACTACCGGTATGGTAACTAAAGAATGGGTAGCTATACATAGAGCACATCATAGATTTACAGATAATATTCATCTAGATCCACACAGTCCACATAGATTTGGCATCATGAAAGTGTTATTTGGTGGTGCATTTATATACACAAAAGCAACTAAAGATAGAAATTTGGTGCATACCTATGGAGTTGGTAGTCCAACAGATTGGATTGAAACAAAACTTTATTCTCCTTATAATTACTTAGGATTAATACTTTTATTAGCTATTAATACTCTGATATTTGGTTGGTGGGGAATATTAGTTTGGTTAGTACAGATGATTTGGATTCCTTTCCATGCAGCTGGTGTAATAAATGGGGTAGGTCATTATCTTGGTTATAGAAACTGGGAAACACAGGATAAATCTAAAAATATAATACCTATAGCAGTTTGGATATGTGGAGAAGAACTTCACAATAATCATCATAATAATCCTGCAAGTCCTAAATTAAGTGTAAAATGGTATGAATTTGACTTAGGCTGGACTTACATAAAAGCTCTATGCTTTTTAGGATTAGCAGATGTAAAAAAGGTTGACAAATAATCCAGCACCTAGTATACTGTTAAATTGTAGTAACAAGTTGTTGTAACAAAACAACATCACAATTGTTGTTTTTATACAACTAATTAAATCGGTTGACAAAAATTGAGCTTTATCATACAATACTGATATGATGAAACGCAAACGCCGTCAAGACACCAAGCATGTTGTGTATTGCATTACCAATACGCTGACGCAACAGCAATATATTGGCATCACAGTTTGTGGTCAACAGGTGCGCAAAGCACTTAAGGTCCGCATGCAGAAACATCTGCGTCGTGCATTAACCGAAAACAAAGACT